CTGCCGCCTTCGTTTCTGCCTTTGATTTCAGCCAGCCACCAAGCAGGTCACTCGCTGGGCCAATCAACGCTTGCCACATTAATGTTTCTCGCTAGAAAGCCAGACTGCTAGGCTACCCGTCATTGCACCTGTAACAACGCTTATCAGCGCGCTTTGCTGCGTTGACAGATCTGGCTGTGCTAGTGCCCATTCGATGCAGCGGACGTACACGCCCGTCATCACCAGGATCGAAAATCGTGGCAGGATTTTTAGTTCCAACATCTTGCGTGCAACATCTTCTACTGTCATTTTACCACTCCTTCACGCATCTGGTCTGCCAGCATATTAGCCCTGCCCTTGACTTGCGCTGCCCACCTTGAATCAAGCATTTGAACCGCGGCCTCTTCATAGTCTCCGGCGTCCATGGCGGCGTGCATCTTTTTGAAGCCATCGAAACGGTTGCCCATGTTAAAGATCATGTTCATCACAACCATCTGCCGCGCAGTGTCTAGCTTGCCCCAAAAACCATACGTCTCGGCTTTGCGCGCTACCCAAACCAAATCATTTCGTAGCAACATCATTGCTTCGTCATGGCTAACGCCACGATCATCATCAAGTTTGCGGCCTACGCCTATGGTTGGATGACCTTGCACTGTGTCACCTGGGAGTATTGGCCGACCCGTCGCATCGTCATAGACTTGCAGGCGCACGTCCTCATGCTCGGCAAGCTGTGTGGCAAGCCGCTCTAAAAAGCTATCGCTCAATTCATCGCCTCCTTGATGGCGTCCATGATGTCTTTGACTGTTGGTGGTCGCTCACTGTTCTGGCTGTATTCGCATTGGTATTCGGTAGGCACCATTTGCCCGACCATAAAATGCTCAACCTTCAGCGTTTGGTTCGCGCCCAGATAGATACAAACCTTGTCTTTGCCGTGAACCTCGCACCCTGCCAATCGACAGGTTACAAGCTGTGCTTCCGCTTTAGCCGCGTGGCTTTTAAGAAGCATTACGAACCCAAGCAGTAGACTTGCCCCGATCAAGCCAGCAACAATGTAAGCGACAATCTCCATAAACTTGCGCCTGCGCTCACGCTGCCGATATAAAGTCTCTGCACGTTGTTTCCTGATTTGACCTTCCATCCGCAACAGAGAGTCCCAATAAGACTGCCCCATAGTGTATTGAATAAATTGCTTTAATTCCTCACGCTGCTTTTGCGCTTTGTTCTTCGCTGCAAAAACTTCAATGGCTTCTTGCTCAACCGTTTTACCTGCAAACAGTTTTTTAAATATGGGTGGATTTTTTGCTTCTTTTTCGGCTTGGTCTAAGTCAGATAAAGCGCCCATCCACCTAGACAAGTCGCTTGCCATCGACTCGATGTCCCTGCCAATCGCAAAGCCCTTTTTTAAAACAGAAAAGGCCGCCGTAGCGGTTGCCATTGCTGATACGGGGTCCATTTTAGTAGACCTTCACCTTGTTTGGATTCACGTACTTTGGCACGCAATAACTTGTGATGTTATTGCCCTGTTTTGCGATAGAACGAGCGAAATACAGACATTCGTTGATGTTTCTAAAATACGCATCCTTGCTGACCGTCTTGCCCTCGATCAGCACAACCAACAAAAATGCGTGAATCACTGCCCTAGTAAAACGCCTAGAAGCAAGACGATGGTGGTGCCAGCGGTTCCTATCATAATCGTCTCAATGCGTTTGATACGCAGGATAGTCTCTTTCCAGCGTTCCGCACACACCGCTTCATGCGTGTCGATCTGGGCCTGTACTGATGCTGCGGTAGGCTTGCTCATTACGAACCTGTGCTGATGATGTAGTTCAAGATGATAGTCGGCTGGACATTGTTGTGAGCAGCGCCACCACCTGTGCTACCCGTGTTTCCGGTCATGGTGGTGTCGAACAGATTTAAATCAACAGCATCTTCTCGGTTTCTAGCTCGGTTGGATGACCCGCTCGATTGATTGCTCATTTTGAATGTCAGTGTGCCCGGCCCGTGAGTGTGGCTTGGCATTTGGGTTGTCGTTAACACATGCTTTTCAGAACCACCTGTCGCTCCGAGAGTATCGCCATTGAGTCCATCACCAGCTACATTCGTCAGGTTGTCGGCTGATACACCGCCCATATCATCTTGACCGGCAACAACGCGGCCACGAAGATCAGGCAAGTTAACAGTGTCACCGTTGCTAAAAACCTCAGAACCGCTATTGCCGTAAGCAGCCTTAATTACATCAAACAGCGCCTGATAATTATCGTTTGCCTCTGTTGCACCTGACGAAGCGTTGCCAAGCGTTTGGCCGTAGCACAACAAATATCCTGTCGGTGCCGTCGCGCCTGCATATGGAAACACTAAACCAGCAGGCAAGCTGAACGACGATGGTGAAACCCAAGCAAGTGTGCCACTACCGTCAGTCTTCAGGTATTGATTAGCACTTCCATCACCATCCGGCAGGGTGAAAGTGGTGTTTGTGGTGATGCTGCTTGGGCCTTGAAACTTGATGGCGTGGGAGTCGTCATCATCAATCAATGAAAGAACATTGATGCCTGATGTGCCGTCAGCAAAGTCCTTTAAATGTGAGCATATTTCCCTCAACGCATTATTAACGTCACTTGGTAACATACTGTTTTCGGCTAGATTTACCCCACCCACATCAGTGTTGTTGGCAGCGGTGCTGTCGTATTCTGTAAGTTTGTTTTTAGCCATTTACTCGTCCTCTGCCACTAAGCCGGATGCTAAAAGATATGAAAGGATGCGTGTGTCTCTTGCGTTTCGCGCTCTCACTCTTGTCGGTTTTTGGAGAAGCAACGCCATAAACTCAGGATCTTCAACAGCGCGGGCCAGCACGTCCCTGACGCGCAATGCAGGCATGTCTGACAAGATGCTGCGAAGCGCCCGTGAGCCAGCACCAGCGGCCACTAGGGTCGCGCCTGACGCCTCTCCAATAAAACTCAACGCACCAATGCGCGCACCGATGACGCGGATCAAAAAGTCCTCAAATGGGCCAGTTTTACCAAGGTCAAACTGTTTGCCTGCGCGTGTCGTCAAATACTGTTCAACGCGGGCCGCTGTGTCTGCCAGCGTCTTGAGGTTTTCACGCCTAGTCGCGTCCAAAACACCTTTCGATTGCAGATAATCAAGTATCCGTTGCTGGCCAGCCGTGGATTGCATTATTTTACCTGACAGCTTGCCCTGCACAGTAGCTGCATCAAGAAGCTCGTCCATCAGGATTGTACGCAGACCAGCTACAGCATCGTCACCACCAGCACGGGCCGCTGCGATGATGTTGTCCATCTGATCTGTGGAGCGGTTGAAGCGACCGAGTGCCGCCTTCACAGCCTTTGGTGCGCTTTCTACCTGTATCGCATCGCCAAGGGCGCTTACTTGCTGGAAAGTGCGGGAACCAGCCGTCACCCCACGCACATAACTCTCTGCCGACCTGGCGGCTGTACCGGCGTCTTTCAGCGCATTATCAAGCTGCGGAAACTGACGCAGGATTTCACGATTGTTCGCGCGGAACGTAGCCAATGCCTCTGGTTTTATTTCACCTGTGCTTTTGGAGACTGTCTGCTGCGCCATATCACGCAAAAACTCTTCGATCTGTGCGCGCACCTCTGGCGTTTGGTTGCGGCCAAATTCTTCCAGCGGGGAAACCGCTTGCTGTATGTCTCTGCTTGCGACGGCAGCGGCAGGACCACCCCGACGTATGGTGCTTTCAAGCGTAAGATCAGGGTCAATCCGGCCCGTTGCCTGTGCGTCAAACTCTAAGATCCGGCCCACGTCACCGCGAGAGAACCGCTGGTTCAACGCAAAGCTAAACTGACGTGCTTCATTGACGCCGGGAACCTCAAGACGCGATAGGTCTGCAAGCGCACCGTCTGCCAGCACCTTTGCTTCATTTGCGGCACTGAAATTGGCATTTGGACCTGATTTTAGATCGCGGTTCAGCCGCAACATACGGCTTCTAAAGCGCAGGAGGTCGCCAGACGTGACATTCACGTCGCCCCGCTCTACTGCATCAATCTCGCTGTCAGTAAACCCGTCATCTTTCAGCGTTTTCTTTACGCGCTTGATGAAGTTCTCAATGACATCAGGCAGCGTTTCTTCTTCCATGAGCCGATCACGCAAGCCCTGATATGCTGCAAGCGTGTCTGTCGGCTGCACATCTAAATCTCTGTCAACACGCCCCCAAAGTGCGCTTTCTTGTTTGCGTGCATCTCGCAACGAGCCTTCCAGCGCATCCCGTACAATCCTGTTTGCTTGAGAGCGTGCATCTGGGGAGCTTGGGTTGATTTTTGCTGCCGCTTGCCTTGCTGTTTGGAGCTTGAGATTGATTTGAGTATCAAGCGCATCAGCGAATATTTCTGGGTCCGCACGTCCACCGACAAAAGCGTCCTTGATGTTTTCAATAACTTGTTTGTTTGCCTTGCCTAGACGCGCATCCAAATCGCTATTGGTTCTGCGAAGCGTGTTTTCTAACTCAATGAGAAAGGCTTCGGGAACGCGTTGCGCTGACGTTATGGCTTCATCATCCTCCAACAACCTCTTGGCAAGCTGTTCTCTGTCAACGCCTTCCTTGACAGCCCGCCTTTGCATAACCTCTGCCGCAAGACGCTCTCTGCCACTAGGTGTAAAGGACCGGGCTACATCAAGGCCGCGCTTCACGCCTGAACCTACTGTTGCCAACGCTGCGGCAGGAGCTAGACCACCAGCCACCTCACCACCAAGGCGTGCAAGTTCATTGGCAGGTGCGATTGTCTCTGCCAGACCGCCACCAACACCCGCCGTAGTCGCAAGGCCAAGCTCTGTGGCGGCAGTAGTACCCGGCCTGCGTGCGGCTGTAGACACGACATCAGACAGCAAGTCTCTGACCGCTGAACCTGTGGGTGCCGCCCTTGTTGCAAGGTTTGCTCCACGCGCTGCTAGACCCACACCACCAGCGATTGGGACCGCCGCACCGAGAGTTTCACCACCGATCGCAAATGGCTGTTGCTGACGAGGCAAATCTGCAATCGACTCATAGCCTATGCCTGCGTCTGCTAGTAAGCCGCGAAACTGACGACTGCCACCCACCGGCTCTTGAATGTCAACGCCAGGGATGAGGTTCAAGCCAAACGTGGCAAGGTCAACCGGCGCACCCAATACGTCAGCAAGGCCAACATTGATGCCGCTGGTGACGCCGGACAGAATATCGCCGCCGGTAAGTGGGCCGTCACCACTGTCAGCCGTCATCTCACGCAGCAATGATTGCTGTTCAGCTTCGGGCAGATCAAAAAACTTTTCGTCTACCTCAAAGCGACCAGCGCCTTCGACCTCAATTACTGCCATCGTCAACCCGCTTAAACTTAATTGGACCTTGAGATGAATCTACGCTGCCACTTCTACGACGCCGGTTGCCGCGCGGGTCGCGTGATCGTGTCGTGTCAAATTGAGATAGCGATCTTTCAATCGTAGTAAGAAGAGGCGTCAGCTCTCGTATCGCCTTATTAGCCTCTGCCTTTGCTTTGTCGCTTTGTGTGTCATCAGCCAAGGTTGCCTCTGCGCTGGCGATTTGCTGCCTCATTTTTGTTGGCAACTGGCGCATACGGGCAGCGTTTTCAGCGTCACTAAGACCTGTTTGCGGTAGCAACTCACGCATCCGCTGTTGTGTATAAACAGCGCCCCGATCTGAAATCGCGCGAACCATTGGTGTTAAAATGGCCTCATTGAGTAAATTCAACTGTGCTTTCGCTTCCTGCGTCTCAGGGAACGCAGACCCACCAAATAAACCGGCAACAAAGTTTGAGGCGTTTGCCGCCATTCCAGTGATGTCGCCAGTTGATGCTGCACGAAGATTCGGCGCGTCAAGCTCAGGAACGGTTATGTCAGCCACAGGTTGTTGTATTTCCGACCCCAACAAGCCTAACCGACGATCACGCGCCAGCTTGCCTTCTTTGCTTAGAGGCAAAACCTCGTCCTCTTTCAAGGCCGCAGCGATCAGAGAGTTTCTCGTGTCTATAGTGATAAGGCCGTTCTGGTAATCCTGATTGATCTTGGCGATGTCAGTCAGAGGAGAAATTTTGTCTGGCTTGTTAAGAGCCGCCATGCGGGCCTTTCGCAGTGCCGACAACTCGTCTGCCGCCGCTTGATCTGCCTGTCTTTGTGTCGCCGCATCAAAAGCCTGCGCGCCAGACAGCAACCCACTACTGATTGCCTCACCAAGTGATACCGGCCTGTCAGTCCTTGGCGCGCCCGCTGCCAAAAGCCCCGCAGATGCACCCAAGATGCCGCGTGCCGCAGGATCACTCAAAAGTCCTGCAAGCCTCTCACCGCCACCAAAACCCATGTCAGTCTCCTACATCAAGCCAAGTAGCCCGCCGCCTATAGCGCCAAGCATGGGGTTGCCAAAATATGAACCAAGCTGCGCCCCGCCAAGCGCACCGCCCAAGCCACTAGCCAGCGGATTGCGGAACACCGGCTGTATGCTTGTGCTGCCAACCGTGCCACCACCAACTAGGCCAAGAAAGTTGCGTAGCTTTTCAGCATCGACGTTTTGCTCAAAATTATATCTTGCAACTTGGTCAGCAAGCTCCGCCTCGCCCATGCTTTCACGCGCACTGCCCACCTGTGCAAGCTGTTGCAGATCAAGGTTCTGCATTTGCGGCGCTTGAGATATAGCAGCCTGTTGCGCTCTTAGTGCAGCCGGTGCCAGACCAGCGGCAAGAGCCTCTTGATTTGCACCAGAGCCGTATCTGCCAGCCTTGGCAAATTGGCTGGTAACTGTATCAACGACAGGCTTGAAGGCCGCAGACATCAAGGGGTTTGTGCCCATGAGGTTTTGCTGAACAACGCCCTGCGTCTGGGCGGTCAAACTGTTTGGATCAAGCGCACGATCACGCACACCTGTCAGCGCCAACTCGCTCTCTGGTGAAAAGCCCACGACGGTGCTGCCTGGGAAATAGCTAGGCATGTCAGAGCGATACTGATTCAGAGCTTCGGACAAGCCAAACTCTAAGAACGGCTTCGCGTAATCGGGCGGGTTCACCTGCGTATTTACAGACTGTGCGCCGCCACCGCCACCACCTTTACCCATAATTTTTTACTCCTACGGTTGCCACGTCTTCGTATCCTTCCAGTGCCTTGACCCACCCGCGTCTGCCGACAATCTCCGACGCTACGCAGCCCCATGTCTTTGACCACTGGATTGCGTCTTTCTCAATGTCTTTGAGGGTGTTCAAATCCCCGCCCGCCAGCCAGAAACGCAAGGTGCGCCGACGTGGATATTCGATTATTTCTGTGACTAAGCCCGCGTCCTGTGCGCACCAAAACTGTGCGTCACCCTTGCGTACAACCTCTGCCACGTCGTCCAGCGTGTGCGAGTGACCGCTGTACGCTAGTGCTGCGTTGATAAATGGCGCACAATGCTTCCACTTATCCCAGAATTGCATATCCGAAAGATCTATCGGCCTGTGAGTTGTTGGCGTGCGTAACGGTGAAAGATTGCTTTGCTCTTGCGCTAATGAAGGCTGTGCCATTCCCTACCTCTGCTGCCGCATTAGCCGTCGTCGGCATCAACAAAATGATGCTGTCAGCACCCGCACGAAAATCTGTCACGACTGTTGTTGTCGCGCTTGTTGTGCAAGTAAAACTGCCGGTTGAATTGAGTTTGCCGTCGAGTATTCCGTTAACGACTTGACTGATTTCTCTTGGGTTGTCTGCCTCTGTCGGCAGGCGGCGAAAGTTAGCGTCGGCCAAGTGCCGCACCCTCTACGTCAACGCCTTGCGCGAAATCCCAAGTGCCGCTGATGTTCATACGAAAGCGATGAAACCGTCCTTGGTCACGGTGCAAACAATAGCCGTCTGCAAGCAATGAGGACGCACTGCCGAAGCTCACGACCTCGTCCTGCCTATCTCGCGTGCCAACTTGAATTGTGACACTGCCATCTTTGAAATAAGGCACTGTCTTTGTGACCACCGAATGACGGCCTTTGTTTACCGAAACCTCTGGCGTTTCAATTGTGCCAGCTAGTGCAGTGCCGCTGAACGCTTTGATCTTGTTGTCGGCTGAACCGCCAAAAAAGAACGTGCCGCCCTTGAATGTGGTTGAGTCGAGTGTGCCTGTGAGTGCATCAAGGTTTGCCGCCTGTGTATCCAATGCTTCCATAGTCACAGACGTTGTCTGTATTGGCGCAAGCAACTCTGTCGTCAACTCAAGCAATGACCACCGACCGATTGCGTAGTTGTAGACGATAACCTTGTCAGGCGTGTCTCCGACGTTGTCGTTGCTAACATAAGACCAAGCGACGATCTGATTGATCGGGTCAACAGCGCATGAGCATTTGTCGATCTTTGCAGAGTTGAAATCTTTGTTGAAAAAGTCGTCTACCTTTTCTGCACCGATACTTTTTGATCCGCGCCCATCGAACATGAAGAAGCCGTCGCGGCTAAGATAGAACACATTGTTGCCAACAGCGGCTATGCTGTTTGGGTACGGACAGCCGCGTGATGTCTCTACCATGTCAATCTGATAGATCAGCGGCGATCCGACGTAATACGCGACGGCAATCCCGCGCTCCATCAGAATGGTGGCTTGCTGCCCACCAACTAAACCAGTAATTGCACCGCTGTCGCCGCCGAAGATGTCTTGAAAGTCAGCCTGGTTAGTGCCGACCGTCCACGATGTTTCATCATTGATTGCCGACCAGCGAACACGAAACGGCTTGCGGCCAGAGCCTTCATCTATGTTCGCGGTCCAAACTTGGTCGCGCACAACAGCAATGAAATCAGCCTTTGGCGGTGTGCCTGACAGGTTGGAGAACGTGCTGTCGCTGCCAAGCGTCCATTTTTGTAGCTCCTCGCCAATACCACCAGCGGCAATGACCGTGCTTCCAAACTGCACAAACCGCCATCTCTCATCGCCTGTGCTTGTTCCGCTGTTGCCAAGATCATAGGCAGGCGAACCTGATTTTGAAACGTCGTCCAAGTCTTTGTCAGAATCGCTGTAGCGATAAAGTTTCGCGTCGTCACCAGCAAATAAAAACGAGTTGCCTGCGG